GAAAAAGGTGGTGGTGATGTGCCGCAAGGACCATTTGCAAAATCACAAGATTACATGGAGTTTGTTTCTAAGTATTTAACACGTGTGGCAAAAGACGGAGGCTATGATGGTGTTGGTTTTTCTTCACCAGGAATAAAAAATCGTAACTTAACTCCTACTAATAGAAATTATTTAGGAAATGAAGCTGCTTATGGACCTATTTTAGGAAAAGCGTTGAAAAACGTAGAGAAAAAAAGTAATGCAAAATTAATTGAATCTGTTATAATGGACGACAAAAGAAGGCCATGGAGAATACCATTCTTATCAATTAAAGATCCAGTTGCACAAGAGACAATTGGAAAAGGATTACCATTGTATAAGAAAGGTGGCTTGACAAAAAAGGGGAGATAAATGGCAAAAAAGAATCAAATAAATAATATAGATAAAGCTTTGGAATCATTACAAGGTGCATTGGATATTGAACCTGTTGGTCAAGAAGTACAATTACCAGAACAAACTGTAGAATTTGAACCAGACATAGAATTAACAGATTTACCAGATGGTGGAGCTGAGGTTAACTTTGACCCAAATGCACCAATAGATAAATCAAAGATACCTTTCGATGGAAACCTAGCGGAATACATCGAAGAAGGAGAATTAGGAAAGTTAGCAAATGACTTTCTAGGAGCTTTCGAAGTGGATAAGGAGTCGCGAAAAGACTGGCACGA